CTTCAGCTCAACCAATCTATGTGCCATGTCTGCATACCAAACGAACTTCTTGGTTGCTGCATATTGATCAATATTGACCTTTAGGAAGTGGTTGTATAGAAATCGCACTGATCCGCCCACAGCAGTCATCTTCTGTTCTTGACTTGGCGTGGGATATATCCTATATCGGTAACGCAACTTCATGCGGGTATTTATGCAGCTCACTATCCATCCGCGCAGCAAGCTGTCGCGGTTTTCCGCTCGACGCAGCTTACGCTGCTGATAAATATGCATGGCATGCGCAGGTTTATAGACATCATCAACTACCACTGGCTCAGCATGGGTGATGCCATCAGCGAGAGCTTTCTGCACACAGTTGTGCCACTGAGTGATCAAGAGATAGAATCTGCTAGGCTGCCAGACACAGTCAGAGACAAGCTGTTTGCCAACAGGCAGCTGCCAGATGGCACCATGGTGGCTGTGCGTTTAAACCTCAATGCCAAGGTTGGTCCCTATTGGCTACAAACTGTGCACCGCAGGCGTGCCACCGGCGCAGTGCTGGGATATGATTCAGCAGTGACGGTGAACCATGCTGTGTTTCAAGTCAGTCAGCGTGCCAGAGAGCTGATAGCCACCCGTCAACATAACAAATACCCCATGGCTGCTGTGGTGGGTCTCATAGTGCAAACAGCACCCGATCTCACAGGTCTGGAAATTCGCTTCAATCCCATGCAGGGCCATTTGTTTGAAGATCTCAATGGTCATGCAGTGATGTCTGCAGACCAAGTCACTGTGTTCAACACTCGCTGCTATGCCAGAGGTCAGATACACTATTGGCAACAGGACCTAGCGCCGCAGCCTCTGGGTCATGTGCCCACTACCACTGGATTCAAAGCACGGTCACAGATCTGAGATGCTGGAAAATCTCAATCACAAGGTCGAATCACGGCCCTGCCCACAAACTGCAGCACACTGGTATCCAGCCATGCAGTGCTTTCGCAATCCCAGCCATACATAAATCCATGGCGATCGCCATAGCTGTCACGATGATTCACAGCATCCCAGTGCCGGCCTATGGCCTGCCATGGAAAATCTCGTCGCATGGCCCAGGCTGGTTCAAGATTTGGGTCAGAGTCAGCTGAGATATCAGCGCCCAGTTTGCCATAGAGACGATAGATGGTTTCTGCATCATATGTGTTGTTCAACTGCAATATGCGAGCACTGGGTGATATCCTGTAGACATAGCCCACTGGGCTGTGCCAGTCTGGCTGATTGTTGCAGACCCAATTGACCCAGTCGCTGGTCACCATGGAGCGACCCTGTGCATCCTTGCCTGCTGGTTGCACAGTGCTGGTCCAGAATGCGCGGCTGGGTTTGTTGTGACCAGGTGGACTCTGAGTGCGCCCGGTGAGAATTGGTGCAGCAGCTTGTTCTTCTAGACGATTGGGATCCAGAGGCAGGCCTTGATCGTCATAGCGCCGATACCAACCACGATCTTGTGCTGTCAGCACTTGAGGGCGGGGCATGAACAACTGCAGATGTCCATGTGGCCAATGGCTGACCAGTTGCTGTTGCATGGCCTGCACAGTGTCATAGGCTTTTTTGCGTGCAGAATCTCTGAATCGCTGCAGCATCTCTGGCATGGTGCCAAGATCCTGTAACAAACTGAGAGCTGTGGTGCGATAGTCTGTGATCTTTGGCACGGCCCTGTGGAGAAAGCTATAGATATCATATGCATCAGCACCTGTGGCCGACAGCTGCCTGTAGATTTCCTGACTATTGGCTGGGGCCAGATCCCAGGTCTTGTTGCGATCTTGGGTCAGTGTTAGGCCATGAGATTCTGCATCTGCTTGTGCATCAGCCCAGCGTTTGATTCTGGTGTTTGCAGCAACTATTTCATCTATTCTCATGGTGATATTTATGATCACCCAAGTGAAATCTCTTGTCCTTTAGGTCAACACAGGCCAAATAGTCAGCTGCGTTGCCGAGGCTGCTGGATGTGTTTGACCTATTTGATTTTGGATCGTTCCATATTGTTAATTCAACTGGCTCAAAGGTTGTAGTATCACACTAAATACAACATACTATATGGAGTGAAAAAATGAAAAATCAACTGATAGAACTTGCAAAGAACACTGTGCCAAAATCTCTAGGAGGTGCTATCAAAAGAAATAGCCACCTCAAAGAATGGCTCTTGCACGAGACCCGTCACTTGGATAATTCAATTGGGTTGAGTGAACGCGCATATTTGGTGATCAGCGATTTGATGACCAATATCTGCAGTCAATCACAAAAACCCAAAAGATTTGTGTCCTACGTTGAAGGCTATGCCTTTTGTGGTAGAGCTATGGAATGCAGTTGTGCCAAAACCAGCATTGGGCAAAAAGTCAGTGCTCACAAGAAAAATCTCAGCCAAGACCAGATATCAGACATCAATAGCAAAAGAAGTGCCACCAATCTTGATAGATACGGTGTGGAAAATAGTGGTCAAACATCTCAGGCTCGTTTGGCTCATCAAGCCTTCTACAGCGATCCGCACAATGTGCAACTTCAATTGGCCCAGCAGAAAATCACACTGAATCAAAGATATGGTGTTGACAATGCCATGAAGCTTCTGGAAATCAAACAACGGGCAACCACCACAGTCAAACGCAAATATGGAGTCAACAATGTGATGTTGGACTCAACATTTGTCAAAAAAGCTCAACAGACCAAAGCTGATACCTACAGCGCCCATTATTTGGCCAAAAAAAATCACAGCAGATTCGTTCAAAATATCAGAGAAAACTTTGGGCTTACGGCAGAAGTGACCAGAGAAGACTATGTGGGAGTGCAATCAAGACCCTTGATCAACTTTCGCTGCTTGGCTTGTGATCATCAATTTGAAAAGAGATTTGATTATGCAAATCCTCCCCGATGTTTGGTATGTCATCCTAGAGAAATCACATACAAAAGCCGAGAAGAATTGTCTTTGCTAGAATTTGTGAAAAGTTTGAATCTACCCAGCAGAATCATCAGCGGTGACAGATCCGCAATCAAACCCTATGAAATAGACATATTCATCCCTGATTTGAACTTTGGTATTGAATATTGTGGTCTCTATTGGCACAGTGAAAAGAGTGGGAAAAAAAGCTGGAACTATCATGCTAGAAAATTTCAAGCTGCCGCAGCAAAGAATATTGAATTGCTGACCATATTCAGTGATGAATGGTTGACAAAAAGATCCATAGTTGAGAGATTGATAGAAAACAAACTTGGAGTTTGTACCAACTCAATATTTGCTAGAAAGTGCGAAATAGCACCATTGACCAGACAGCAGGCCATGTCATTTCATGATCAACATCATTTGATAGGATCTCCCAAGAAATTGCCCATTAATCTGGGCCTGGTCCAGGACAACGAGACTGTAGCAGTGATGTCATTCCTAGAAAAAACCACAGGTCATTTTGAACTCACTCGGTTTTCATCTCAGGGAAGGATCATTGGTGGAGCCAGTAGGCTGTTGAAGAATTTCCAGAGGATCCATCAACCCAGCAGCATTGTGAGTTTCAGTGACAACAGATACAGCAATGGAAAACTGTATCAAACTCTGGGATTTCAACCAGTTGGTAGAGTTCCACCAATGCAATCCTATGTCTGTGATTATCAAACTAGAACTCACAAGAGAGCACTGAACAGACACCAGATGCTGAAAATCAATGGCTCGTTGGATATGTCATCTACCGAATGGGTGATGGCGCAATGTCTGGGTTATGATCGCATTTGGGATTGCGGCAAAATCAAATGGCGTTGGGCTTTGGTTTGAAAGCATTGTGTTAACGAAGAACCCCGGGATTTCTCCCGGGGTTTTCCATTGAGCAGGTTATTATCAATGAGCTAACCCATTGATAATAAAGCAAATCAAAGGAACTTCAAATGCGCCGTGTTGATTGAGATACCGGCCAAATAGTCAGCTGCATTGTCAAATCCCATAATGCCAAAAATACCGCTTGCTTGAAACTGTTTGAAGCTTGTCATATGTGCAAACTCCATCGACATTTTCCCGCATCCCACAGTCTGTCAAATCCCAGTTCCTGCATGATTTGCCATTCGGTATGGGACTTGACATAGGCAGGATCAAGTTTGAATCTATCAATGAGATTGTTTTTTCTAAAGGTCTGTTTGTGATGTCTCAATTGATAATCACAGGTGTACATGTGATCTGGAGCTAGTGTTTTCTCCAGCTTAAATCCACTTGATTGATACAGTTTGCCGTTGCCCAATCTGTTGTCGCTGAAGCTGACCACTTTGTGAGATATTCTTCCGGTTCTGATGATGAACTTCAACATTCTGGAAAACAATCCACTTGAATGATGTGTCACATCAGTGGCAAATCTCACCAATTCCCAATAATTGTTTTGATATGCAAAACTCATTATGGCCAACAGAGATCCCTGATGCCATGCTGCCACACTGAGTTGCCTGTAGGGTGCAAATCCCTGAATGTGATTTTGAGTGAGAAATTGTTTTTCAAGTGCAGCATCGTCAATGAAATCAATTTGGCATTTTCGTGCATGTATTTGACTTTGATGCCTGTGGGCAAGGTATAGAATCTTGCTTTGAACCACATTTTTGCATTTCCAATATTCATCTTGCCATACCTGGATCAATGTGATACCCTGCGCTGCACACATGTCAAACTTTTTTTTGTGATAGGATCGATCTTTTTTGCCAGAGTTCTCACTGTGATGAAACAGCCCATTCAATTCCAATGCAAAATTGTATTGTGGAAAAAGAAAATCCAATTCCAGCCCGCCTAGCACTGTTCTGTCATCATGCTTGAAACAGATGTTCTCTCTGTTCAACCAAGTGCCTAGGTCATGCTCCATTTCACTACGATGATTGAATACCATAGAGTCAAACAGATCATATTTCTTCACCTTGTTGTATATGGTGGTGTAATTCAATCCTGATTCTCTAGCACATTGAGTGATGGTTTTGCCTTTGACAAAATCAGTGAGTTTGTCTTGACTGGTGACCAGATGTGCCTGCGTAGACGACATTTTGATATGAGAGGCATTGGTTTTGTGTGGGCCATGCTTTGATTGAATGGTGTTTGAAACCTTTTGCACAACTGCTGTGTCAAACATGGGGTTATCCTCACGCATGCGAGCCCGGAAACTTTTGATTTGACCCGGATTTGTGATCTCTGCACCATGTGTGTTTTGGAGACACAGTTGGGCTTTTGCTTTGCTCTTGGGATTGGCTAGGCCAACTCCGCCATTGGCCTGCATTTTGGCCACTCGTCTCTCAGTGGCTGCTGATCTGGCAAAAGTGCAAGTTCTACTACAAAATTCTCTATATCCCAGAATCACACTGACAAATGACAGACCGTTCCCACAACAACATATGGGTTTGGCCTCTAACTTGTGTGCAACAAAATAAATCTGCTCGGCTTTGTTGACAAACAAGAAGTCACGGGTGTATTCCACAATCTCAGACCAAAGATCTTGATTGCTTTTGATCCTAGTGACTATGCCATCGGGTTTGGATGTGGAAATGATTTCCTGAATAACATCATGAATGCATTTGTTCATGCAGTATTTATATAGGGTCCAGGTGAAATGGTCAACATTGCAGTTATTGCTCCAGGAGCATGGATACGAAAAACCCCGGGATTGCTACATTTGACGCTGACTTTGACATATCGGCATAAATACCACACATGTTAATTAGGGGTTATTGATGAAATTTACCTGCATGGAATGCGGCCGAGAATTCGGTCAGATCACGGGCAAGCACGTCCGAACGCACGGATTCAACACGGTTGCCAAGTACCTGGAGAAGCATCCGGGTGCCCAAACCGTCAGGGCGAGGACAGATTCTCCCGAAACTATTGAGCGCAAGCGATTAGCAAGGACCGGCAAGAGGCATTCCGAAGAGGCCAAGGCGCGCATAGGTGCTGGTAACCGCGGCAAGAAGATGAGTGCAGAAGCCACTGATAAGTGGAGGAAATCCTACGCGCGATACATCGAAGAGCATGGCAGCCCCATGCTGGGCAGGGACCGCGGCGAGGCCTTCAAGAAGAAGATGAGTGCCATCGCCAAGGCACGGCCCAAGGAACTGGTCGATGCTAAGGTTTCGCAAATGCTGGCTGCGCGGCGGGGCAGCAAGGCCACTCCTGAGCAGCGGGAGAGGTATAGCGCAGCCAGGATCAAGTATATGCTTGAAAATCCCGATAAACTTGGTCCAACAAAGCTCTTTAACACTCGGCCTGAATTAGAATTTGAAAAAGAATTACAGGACCAATTGGTGCCATACAGAAAAAATGTACCTATTGGAGGTTATCTTTACGATTTTTTAATAAATGATGATCTCATTGTTGAAATTGACGGCCCTTATCATTATGATAAGAATCTTTATGGTTCAAAAACAGATCCAGAATCAATGAAGCTCGAAGGGCTTGCTCGAACACAAGCAAAGGATGCAAAAAAGGACAAACGTGCAAGCGAGCTAGGATATAAGCTGTATAGGATCAAAGTAGGAGGAAAACTGCCAGACGACTGGTATCAACAGTTGCTTGAACAAAAATGGTTCTATTTCTAAAGAAAAACCCGGCATTGCTGCCGGGTTATCTTTAGATACAGAGTTAAGAAAACGCTGTAACCCATTGAAATCAAAGGAATTTCAAATGTGCCGTATTTATTGCAATACCGGCCAAATAGTCAGCTGCGTTACCCAAGCTGCTGGCTGTGTTGGTCAGCTCCAAATAACCATACCTGCTCATGAATGAAACCACTGGTTCAAAAGTATTTGGATCAATGATCACTCCTGAGCTGGTTAGCGGCACATAGGGGCAATAATACGCAGCCGCATCAATCTCGCCTGGACCCTTGTAGCCTACCAGCACGTTGGTGCTGTCAGCTGCATACTGGTTCACGTACACACGCATGCTGTTGTTCAGCGTGCCAACAAACTTGGTGTTGGTTGGAGCTTCAAACGTGCCTTCTGTGGTGCGAGCAAATGCACTGGTTGTGGCACTCTGCAGGATGGTGAGAGCAGTGGGGCTAACCACAACCCAGTTACCAGCGCCACGACGTGTGCGAGCAGCAATGAGGTTTGCAGCGCGGTTGATGAGAATCGCTAGAGCAGCGTGTTCGTCACCAACAAACGTTGCAGTACCGCTAACTGCAGCTTGGTCATAGGTCAGCGTGGTGCCGGCCAATGCGCCAAGGCTGGTCAAGATCTCCTGATCAATTTCAGCGGTGATTTCCTGCGCCAGCGCAGCCATGATTTCCGCTTCAATGTCAATGCCCTGCTGTGCCTGTGCATCCTGTGCGGCTTCAAAGGTCCAGCGAGCGCTGAGCTTGCGGGTCTTGGCTTCCACCACTTCCTTGAGGATCTGGATGTTCAAGCGCTTGCCAGCCACGCCTTCGAGGACGCTAACTGGTGCAGCTGCAGGAGCAGTGCTGTTGCCGTTACCAGAATAAAACGCAGCAATCTGGAATGGGCTCAGCGCTTCAGTGTTGGCTGCCACCGGAGTTGGCGAACCAAATGTGTCTGCATAGCGAACGCGCAGCGTGTGGATCTGACCCACTGGGCCAGTCATGGGCTGCACGCCGATGATCTCGTTGGCGATAACCGTCGGCATAACACGACGGATCACTGGCAGGATCACCTTGTTCAGTGTGGCAACGTTGCCAGCGCTGGTGCTGCCTGGTGTTGCACTTTCAAACAGTATTCCGGACTTGCTCTGCAGGTCCTTCTTGGTGTTCTCAAGGACCACGTCCATGACCTTCTTGCGATTGCCGGTCAGACCTTCGCAGAGAGCGGTCTTGGTTGCCGTCCAATGAGTCTCAAACAGATTCTTGCTCATTTTGGCTTCCTTTCCTTTATTTGATGCCTGCGAGATAGAGAATTTGACCAATGTCTTGGTTGTTGTCTTCTCTCACCGCGTCTGACAGTTTGTTTGGCCTGTCACCCGTGAATGCCACGGACTTGTTGGTGGCGTTTTCAGACAGCTTCTGTCTTACAGCGCCGGTGGCTTCGCCGTTCATCACGGCAGGAAGATAACGATTGAAGGCTTCTCTAAGGTTCTGTGTCTTGATGTCCTTCAACATCTCTTCCATGACCGCTTTCTTATCGCGACTCAGGGGTGCTAGCAGCTCATTCATGAGCTCCATTTTCTGTGCGCGAGCATTGGCGGTCTTGACTTGCCTATCAGCTGATTCCAACAACTTTAGATTTTCCTGGATCTGCTGTTTGGCAGTGTCAACTTGTCGCTGGGTTTCAACCAGCTTACGCTGCAGATTCTTGACTTCGCTGCCTTCTGAAAGGTAGCTGGCCATGTACTCAGCAGCAACTGCTTCAAAGATCCTACGACCAAAGTTGTTCTCACGAGCAACTTTGATATCGTCCCTCCACTGCACCAGTTCGCTGCGAATGACTTCGTTCAACGTCTTGTCCAACGTCTTGGTAGCCTTCTGCACAAATGCTGCTTTGGTTTCGGTGATCTTCTTGCGGCCCTCAGCTGCCAGCTTGGCACGCTGTTCTATCAGAGCCCGCTTGTCAGTTTCAAACTCAGCGATCTCTTCTGACAGCTTCTTGACCACAAAGCCTTCCAGTTTGTTGATACGTGCCTGAGTTGATTTCTTTGCGCTTTCGCGGATGGCAGCAACTTGTTTTGCCATCTTGTGGCGCTCGCCCTGCAGAGTCTTTCTCTCGGACACAAACTCTGCAATTTCTTCTCTGAGCTGCTTGCTCACAAAGTCATTCAGCAGTTTGGTTTGCTTGGCCACTGCAGATTCTGCCATGCGTTCGGCTGCCAGAGTTTGCTTGCTGAGCTTGGCCTTCTGTGCTATGAGAGCTGCGCGATCTTCTGCGAACTCTTCCAGTTCAGCCCGTATGGCATCGTTCAACATGTGGTCCATGGCTTCGACCAGCTGTTGCTTGTCGTTGGCATAACGCGCAGCATAATCCTCCTGCAGTTGGACTTCGGCATGCTTGATTTTTGCTTCGAACGCTTCTTGGAGCGCAGTCTTGACTTCTGGGCCAAGCACTTCGTTCTCAAGGAGCTCTTCAATCTTAGTTGTCATCAACCGACTCCTTATCTGAGTTTCAACTCATCAACCCAGTGGAGCAGTATCTTGGTGAGATGCTTTTGAGCATGATCATCATGACGCACTGCTTCAGCCAGTTCGTGAGTTCTATATCCGTGTTTGCGATTCATGATTGCCTCGTACATTGGCACGGGGTAAGCATTGGGCGCACTGGGTTTGGCTACAATATCGACCGTGAGCATGTCAAAGTCGCTTACTTCGCCGTGGTCGTCCACATTGCCTGAACCTCTGCTGCTGACACCCAGTTTGATGCCGCTGCCCAGCAGAGTGCGAACTATCTCACCACAGGGTGTTGGCAGTATCTGTAGCTTGCCATAACCATTGGCTCCGTCCATCCACATTTCAGTGATCTTGTGGCTCACACGATCAAGATGGATCTGCAGTTCTTGGGGGTGATCACACTCTCCAAGCACTCCGTTGTCCTGTTTGATCGACTCGTTCAAGGCCTGCACAGCTTTGCTGATCTCCTTCACTGGGTAGATGCGTCCGTTGTGGTTGCGCAGTCCACCTTGAATGAAGATTCCACGCATGTAGACGTTCTTGGGTTGGCCCTCACCAGCCGATTCAGTGATGACTTCGGCTTTGGCAGTATCATATGTGAGATGCTCAACTAGAATGCGATCTTTCATGGCACGACCTAACAGTTTTCAAAGATATTTATAGACATCAGCAATTTACGCTGACAAATAGGCGTTTTTTGACAAAATACCGCAGGAATTGCACCTGCGGTATCTTTTTGCGTCAAATCTGCTTATTTGCGTGGAGCATGAGTCAGAGGACTGGTCTGGTTGCCCTTGCCAAATGTCTTCTCAGTGGTGTCCAATGCGCTCTTTGAATCTTCCTTGGCACCGTACTTGCCGCTCTGCTCATTTTCCATGTCCTGGAACTCAGTCTTGCGCTGATTGGTCTTGGGCAGGATGGGCAGCTTGCCGCTCTTGGGAGCTGCCTGCAGATCAAAACCATCTGCTTTTGGTCCAGTTCCGGTCTTGATCGGAGCAGCACCAAAGCGTGTGGTCTGGCTAGGTGGCAGTGGGCTCTTGCTCTTTTCGTTGGCATCGCGAGGACTGAACTTGCCAGAACCCACTTCACCACTGTGTGGCACCATGACCTTGTCTAGTTCCACGGCTTCAGCCAGATCGTCGAAGTCTTCCTCAGTGAACATTTCGTCCATCTCTTCTTCTTCGCCCTGCTGTTCGTCATCGGTGTCACCTACGTCATCTGCGTCGTGCATGCCGTCGTCGTGGTCAGAGCCTTCCAGCTCTTCAAACTCAGCTTTGAGCTTGGCCAATGCAGTTTCCAGATCGCCCATGGTGTCTTCAATGTCATGCATGACGTCGCTGTTGTCGTCGTCGTCACTGCTGTCTGCAGCCATGGCATCGCCCAGATCTTCTTCAGCGTCTGCCATGTCCATTTCGTCATCTTCTTCATCCATCATGTGCATCATGTTTTCGCCCATGATTTCCTCACTGTCAATCTCATCGTTGAGATCATCCATGTGCTTGCTGTGATGCATGAGATCGTGACGCAGACGCTTGCCCTGATCACCACCCAGCATGTCTTCTTCATCTATCTCATCAGCGCTGATCAGTTCCTCATGGATCTGACGGGCCTTTTCAATGAAAACCTGATGAAGGATGTCTTTGGCCTTGCCTTCGTCGCCAGCGACGAGGTATTCAAGGACCTGCTCCAATTTGTTCCTAGCCATTGCCTTATCTCCTGTTGTAAGATGTTGAACAGACTCGGCTGTATTTAATGCCGCAGGTCAAATCTCTGGGAAATAGGTAGAAAAAGCTAGAAAACTCTTGTGATTAATCTGTCAATATACTTTTTGCACCCAAACACAGCCCGGCAAATCACTGCCTGTGAGATTCTGTGTGACCACCGACCCGCTGCCGTTTGGCAGAGTCACAGACTGTCCATTGGCTATGAACCAGCCTGTGGGTATAGTGGCTCCGGTGGGCAATGAGATAATGCCATTGGTTGGCATGGGGTTGTCTAGAAAAGTGGTTGTTATGGTTATGTTGGCATTGCCATAGAATACATTGCTGCCGCCTACCACACCATTGATAATGATGTTGCTGCCAAAAGTCAGGCTATTGGCTGGACCATTGTAGGGACTGGGCACATAGCCCAGAGCTGTGCTGATGTCATTGGCATTCAGCAGACTGCCACTGGTCACAATGCCATTGGCACCCACGGTGACATTTTGATAGTAGCCTGCAGTGACCACATTGGTCAAGGCCAAAGGCATGACCACATTGCCGCTGCCATTGAAACTGACCCTGGCATTGGCGCTGCCTGACACAGTGATGGTCATGTTGCTGGCAAATGCATTGGCCCTGGAAGCTGTGCCCACAAATCTCAGACCATTGCCATCTGTGGCAAGAGTGATACCTGCTGCTAGACCCTGCGGGAATCTGCTGGCAAATGCATAATAGCTGTCATTGATCAGCACACTGGCTGGCAGTGCAGCCACCTGCAGAGGCACCAAGCTCACAGCTGAAATTATCTGGTTGTTGGCCAAAGTCAGAGCCACACCGGTTCCCATGATGCTCACAGTGGCTGTGCCTGCTGATCCGTCAAACGGCGGTGTGAGAACCTTCCACTGCAGTCCATTGTAGTACTTGATAGCAGCGTTGACTGTGTCATACCACAGCTGACCTATCAGCGGACTGATTGGCGCACTGTTGCTGGCAAAGTTCTGCAGCAGTTGCACAAAGTCCTGATTGATATACAGTCCAAAATTCACACTGTTGGCACCAATCAGTGCCAAACTGCTGCTGGTTGTGTCAATGGTGCCATCCTGTACCAAGATGTTGCCCTGACTGGTGGCTGTGGCCTGATAGGGGATGTTGTAAGTCATTGACCGGGACCTGCTCCTTCTTCGCCTGGTCCATATTGTAGTGCCAATAGATCAGCATGCACTAAATCTTCCAAGCTCTTGGCCGCACGCATCTTTTTCAGCTTGTTGAGCTGTATCAGTGTCAGTCGCTTGCGACGAGTGTCGTGTAGCTGCGCCTGATTGAATCGGTCATCCTCAGGTGAATAGTATGCGCCTTCAAAGTCATCAGCTCTCATGTCACAGGCTCCTTGTGATATTTATGGTCACAATCCACCCAGTATGCCGCCGCCTGGTGGTGCAGCAGGCGGTGCACCTTCAGTTTCTGCTGTGTCGCCGCCGCCAAGATCCGCGGGCTCTTGGTCAGGAGCAGGAGTTTCGCTTTCTGGTCTCAGACCCAGAGCATTCATGCCTGGTGGTTCGGTGCCTGCATTGGTTCCGGTCTTTTGCTTGACTGGCTCTGCGCGTTCTTCTCGCCACATCACTTCGTTCCTGCTGATTTCTTCCTGTGTCCAACCCAGATAGCGTTCCAAAGCAAAGCGCTTGCTGATGTATTTGGTGGCTTCTGTGCCCATCAGTGTGCTGAACAGCTGTATCTGTTCGCCATCCATCTGCATGCGGCGATAGTCACTGAAGCTCTGAGCAGGGAAGAAGGTCAGCTCAAAGAGGTTGCTCTGTATCTCTATGCCTCGATGTTTGAGAAACATCTTGAACTCTTTGTCCAACACCGGCGCCATGAGATTCTGCAGTCTACCACAGTACTTGCTGAAACGATATTCCTGCACATAGGCAGTGCCCACTTTGCCATCATTGTATACCGCAGTACCATCATCCGGACCTGTGGGCAAATAGCTGCTGGGTATGCCCAGACCTCGGATCATCTTGTTGTTGAAATACTTGAGATCGTCAATCTGTCCTAGATTTTCACCAGCAGCTAGGTTTTCAATACGTGTGCCCTTGCCTTCTGCATTGGTGGCAAGGAAAAAATCTTCATTGATGCTGATCGGATTATAGGCCGCATCAATGACGCTGTTGTAAACGAATACGCCAGATTCTAACGCAAAGTTGTGGTGTGCATGATACTGTTCATCGCCGTCAATGGTAATTGTACCAGTATCCATTGGCTCTGTTAGCCATTCAATGCTGACGACTTTGTGGTTGAACTGATCATTTACCCGTGTGTAGGTTTGTCCATGTTTCTTATCAATATTAGCTGTTCTGGTACTAAAACTGAACAAGCTGTCAACGCCGGGCACGATATCCTCGGCTTCTATTTTGCCCCGTCCGATCACAGGGATCTTATGATCTGGGGTACAGACAATCGTTTCTCCGTTGTCGAGAGTGAGCCGGATCACAGCAGTATTTGTTCGAGTCACTCCGGCCCAGGTAATAGGTCCCGGAACCATTGCGCCAGTGGCAACATCACAGGAATAAACCCAATTTTGTCGACCCACACTGTATTCCTCTATTAACTCATTGATAGACAGCACGCGGCCATCCAACAGAGGAATGCGAGTTGTTAGGTCAAGACAGGTGCCTCCACCGGTGCGATTGGGTATGCGACGTTGGTAGATTTCATTTTTGATTCGCTCCACATACTGCATGGCACGTGGACCGCTGAGACTGCCCACATCAATATAAAACACACGACGTTCTGGCGCACGCACAATGCGATAGATCAGTATGCAGTCTTCCAGCAGATCTTTCTGCTTGTAGACCTTGTAGATGCTTTCCAATATGCTGGTGCCAAAGGGCCATTGATTGTCCATGCCTTCACTGAGGCTGAGATGCACCACATGCGATGCATCTATGGCTGTGTCCTGCGGAGCGTTGTTGAATCTGCTTTGTCTGGAGCCCGGACTATTGGTCTGACCATAGGCCAAGGTGCCTGCGCCACTGGCAGGGTTGCCGCTGCGAGGATAGCCGCCGGGAAAGCTGTATTGATCGTGCACCAACATGTCAGTGCCCACCAATGTGGTGAGATTGAAGTCAATCTGACTGATCACATATTGTTCTGCGGTCTTGCCCTTGTCCTCGTTGACAATGATCTTTTCAACCTTGGTGGGATCTATCCAGATGAGACGAAAGGTCTCGGGATCTCTCACATAGATCTGATCACCATACTTGATCACATTGCGAAACATGCGCCATATGCGTTGTCGCCACTTGTTGAGGCTGCACCATTGCTGCAGGGTTTCTGTCAACAGCTTGATTTCAGTTTCGCTCAGCTTGCCCTTGTACATCAGCTGAAAGGGCTCGTCGTCCTTGTCAAAGCTCTGTGTGCTGAAATCACTTATGGTATCCAGCGCACGGCTGATTTCACTATCTAGATCCATCTGCTCATATTGCACATATCGTTCTATGCGATTGGGAGCACCGCTGTAGACTTCAGGCAGGTAGCTGTTGTACTTGGCTGCGCTGCCTGGTTTGGCATCGCCTTCGGTGTTCCACTTTTCCATGCGCTGCTGCATGCGCGCCTGACTGGGAACAGCGGAGAAGTATTTCTTCCAACTTGCCATGTGATACTTGCCTCAATTTGATGGAATATTTATAGTGTGTGTTCTCACATCACTGAGTCAACTTAATTGACCACACCTGCTGCACTCCTCAGGCCATTGTCTATGACTCGCGTGCTGCGTCGTTCCTCTTGCAGCAGCAGCTCAATGTTGTCATTCAACTTTTTGAATGCATCCATCATTTGCTTGTGCTTTTGTTCTGGTGTGGTATACGCAGCTCTGTCACTGGCTGGGGCAGTGGCAGAGGTGGTCGGCGCTGCTGGTGCAGGTGTGCTGCTGCCAAAAAGGCTGCTGAAAAAACCCGGACTGCTATTACTGGCCTGCTGTTCCACTATGCCTGTGAGCTCCCGCAGCTGCTTTAGGCTTTCAGCGCTCAAAGGCTGAGAGAATGCATCAACTAGATGGGTATAGGCATCAGCAAATCCATGCAGATTGGGGATGAGCTTGGGCAAATTATCAAAACCCTGCGATATCTTATTCAGTTCTCTACTAAGAGATGGCAGCATGTCTATAAACTTGTCCAAGGCTTTGATGCTGACGAGCTCCCGCATCTGCTTTAGGCTTTCAGCGCTCAAAGGCTGAGAGAATGCATCAACTAGATGGGTATAGGCATCAGCAAATCCATTCAGGTTGGGGATGAGCTTGGGCAAATTATCAAAGCCCTGCGATACCTTATTCAGCCCTGTACTAAGAGATGGCAGCATGTCTATAAACTTGACCAAATCTTTGATGCTGACGAGCTCCCGCAGCTGCTTTAGGCTTTCAGCACTCAGAGGCTGAGAGAATGCAACAACTAGTTTGGCATAGGCATCAGCAAATCCATTAAGGCTGGGGATGAGCTTGGGCAAATTATCAAAACCCTGCGATATCTTATTCAGCTCCCTGAGAGATGGCAGCAAGTCTTGGAACTTGCCCAAAGCTTTGATGCTGTCCTCTGGTATAGGCGTTGCCATGGTTTTATGCAATTTGTCGTAGTCATCTGCAAAATCTGCGAGTCTGGCTCCAAACAGCGGAATGTTGGCAGTGCTATCGCCCAGTTTTACCAATTTGGTAACAAAGTCATCGTTGCCGCCGAGCCAATTGCCCACGCGGGTTAAGACTCCCTCTTTTTCAAACAGAGTTTTGAGCTTGTCCAGACTGGTCATGGCCTTGTCATCAAATTTAGCATTGTTGATAGCTGTCATGCTGGCTGGATAGGTCTTGCTGAACCTTTCCATGGCAATGCCAGCTTGGCCCAGAGGTTCTGACACTTCCCCAAAACTTTTGAGTTTGGTGATGGGATCAACAGCAAACAGACTGGCTATACCAGAGGCCACAGCACCCCAAGCACTGGCCACCTCACCCACACCCAGAGCCACTAGGCCAAGACCAATTTTGATCATGCCCTCTCCAGCTTTGTTTAACTTGTCACCATCCAGAGTCTCAAAGCTCTTCATGCCTTCAGCAAATTTTGGCAAAGCAGCACCCATCAGCCATGTGGCTCCTGCCACAGCTGCACCAATCAACAGTATGGTAGCAGACAGTATGGCTGCACCCGCCAATATCTGAGGGTTGCCAAAGGCTGCCAGCCCGCCTGCTAGGCCTTTCAGCAGGCCTTCAAACAGCTTGCCTACGCCTGAGCCAATAGCTGTGCTGAGATCCACTATGACCTTACTCAGTGTGCCGCTGGCTTTGCCTATGGTATCCAACGCACCATCCACTGCTCCTTTGACCATGTTGCCAAACGTGCTAATCGCACTGCTGATGCTGGATCCCATGTTGGTGAGACTGCCAGCAATGCCACCACCTTTGCCTCCGCCAGCTAGATTTTCTAGCTTGTTCAGTCCTGGCACTGCGGGCAGTTTCATCAATCCGCCCACGTTCATCAGGCCTTTTAGCAAGCCAGCTGAGCTGCGCAGGGTTTTGATAACCATGCCCACAACCTTGGTGATTACCACTGTGCTCAGCAGTGCTGCCACAATACCACCGCTGGCCTTGTATGCCATGCCGTGCCCTGGCGAGGTTTCTCCACTGGTCTTGTGATCTGTCTGGTCTGATCCCAGGCCAATCACAGAT